CGTAAGTGTAACTTACGGTGGGACCGTCCCGCCGCGAGGGATGAGTAGCTACTCACCTAAACCGAGACCAGAAAGGGTCCGACAATGAAAGGTTGCCCTGGATCGAGTCATCATGACTCGACCACGAAGCCCAGTACGCCCCCGCAATTGCAGGTGGTTGGTACGAGAGCCTATCGGAGCATTGCCCCAGAGAGGATCCCCGTCAACTTCCGGTAGTCGCGGTCAACATACCGTACTCCACCGTTCACCTAACCCGTCAAGGTTGCATTGGCTTTCGGCCAATGTCTAATAGCTACTAGGAGGAGGCACAGCATGGTAACCTAATTTAGGCGAGCCTTGCTCTCCGCTCAAAGTCACGAAATCTTCTTTGAGGACTTCGCTAGGCTTCGGCATCCCTATCCCTTTTCCGAACCGGACACGTCCAAAAACGTCCCGGTTACGGCGAAGGCACACCCATCTCCACAGGTTTCTACGAGAGAGACCTGTGAGCTTGAGCATACGAGTATTGACGAAGTTCGACAATCCCCACGTACTGCAACCAGCGTCGCAGTCCGCCATCCACCGTTCTTTCGCAATCGAGTCCGTTAATACGGGCCGCTCCCACGCGTTACGCACTGTTAAATGCGACAGTCGAAACTCCCACCCCCTCAGTACCTCCCTCGGGTACCAATGGGGCGAAACGCGGGTCCAGCCCGAAGGAATGTCGTTCGTTTTGTATTGGGAATACGAAAACGAAGGAAGAGGACGCTCACTATCCTGTTCAAGATAATAGAGTTCACGATTCCAGAGACCGCAGTCTCTCAACATACCTTCCGAAACACTCATGCCCATCCCCCTCGTCAAAGATCGTCTGCATCTATAAATAGTGCTGAGGTTTTCCCTGAGGAACAAACGCCGGAATTCACCAGCGCGTCTCTTACCGAAACCACACGTCATCGAATAAAACCTACTCGATAACGAAGCGATCTTCTCGCACTCGGATTCTTTTGAATCCCACACGCACTTGGGTCTCACGAATGGGACCCAACGAACGCGCGATCTACCGGCATCGAACATCGCAGAATTCAAAGAAAAGAATCTACGATGCACGAGGGTTTTACCGGCAGACAGTACAAGGCCCGAACTACCAACACCTTCCGACCAAGTCTTAAACTCCTCGGTCGTCGCACGAAAGACGATATCATCGCCATTAATACGAACGGGAACGTCCCTAGGGACGAGGAACTTGAAGGTCAGGTAGTTTACCAGGCATAACAAGGGAAAGGACAGGAGCTGCCCCATAAGCTGTCCTCTCTGCTGAACCGCAGAGAACCCTTCACCGTCCTCCAAAAGAGAGGAGAACGTTGAAAGGGCGTGGCGCTTGATTCCGTCGGGTACGGATCTAGCGTTCACCAACAACTCAGAAAGAATAGCGAGTTGGACCTCAGAATTCAAATTATCAGTGGCCGACTCGTAGTCGCCACTGATAAAAATTTCACCATCAACCCTAGTGAAATTCTTGAACCGTGATGGTTTAGCATCACCTCTGAGGCACCATTCCTTCTGGGACACTTTGTCGTACAGGCACTGATGGAGAGGGCGTAAAGCATTCTCGACCCTAGGAGGGATCGAGATAATACGCCACTTCCCACCAGTCTCAATTGCCTGCACACGAGAAGCCCCCCTTTGCCGTGGACAAACAGACTCGGAAACGTAAGTACAAAAGTCCTCACGCTCCCATCGAGCCTGCACGGTAAGCCCACGACAACCACCATCTTTCCTCCCGTTCTCAGAACAAGAACTCAAAGGAAGGGTAGCTGTCGTCACCTTATCCTGATAAGATCGATCCCATCCGTATGGGAACAATTTACGCACTTCGTTACGACAGTACTCCAAAAATACTGCCGACGGCTTCCCCTGGGGGGAGCACATGCGTTCAAGATAAGGAACGACTGAGGGTTTCTCGGACGGAATTAACTTCCGAAAGAGGAAAAGGGAATGGGCAATAGACATCCTAGTAACAGAGGATGCCTGCTGCCCGGAGAGACTTGCTCTCCAAGGGTGATCAATTTGACCCTCAAGAAGTCCGGAACAGAACTTCTTGATGTCGACAACCGATTCGAACCGAGGAAGTTTTAGAGTAAGGTTATATGCCTTTTCTAAAGACTCCACAAACGGTACCAACCGATCGTTGAAGACTAAGCAAAGCCCACCATCGTGGGATTTATGACTTTGCACCCGACTCATGACGGATATCATGAGAGACCTAGG